TTATGATCCGTGCAGAACTTGAGAAGGAAATCTTCGTAGCCTTTTGACAACTCTGATTTGTCTGTGTAGAAGCTCTGGCACAAAATAAGAGCGGTATCCTCCGCAAGTTTCCTGCAAAACTCGCTCAGGTTATGGCTTTCGAATTCCGCGAGAAAGCGCAATGGCTTCTTCTTATCTTCGTTGCCCCTGAAGCGGGTTACTCCGCCATGGATCTGACCAAGAATGAGGTAATAGCCGGGTGCGTCCTGATTTGGCCAACTCAGACCCCCTCTGATGGTTACATACTGAATCTCATCCCACTTGCCCTCTTCTGTGAGCAGGGTATGGGTAATGATTCCATTCTTTGCTTTGGTTGCTTTGATGATAGTTTCTTTCATCGTTTTTCCCCCTTAAAGAAAGTGCCCTGCCATTTTACTCGTCAATATAGGACCCGATATTCTCTCGCAGAACCCACGGCTCGGACTTGGTGAGACTGTGAAGCGGGTATCCAAGCGCAGCAATGGCCGGGAAATCGTCCTCCCCTTCGCCCACAAAGCTATCAGGTGCCCCGGCAAGATACTTTTTCAGGCCGTCACACTGCCCCAAGATCAGCCTCCGGCCCGCGCTTTTAATTTGGTTGGCGTACAGTTCCAGGGAGTTTTTAGCCTGCTCGAACTCGGTAGGCAGCATCAGCCAGAATCGTTTGTCGTCGGGCAGGTCCGCCAGAAACCCGGAAAGACGATGCCCCGAATTGCCGTAAAAGCAGAGCAGCCTGTTGGCGTCGTTCGGCGGGCTGTATTTCTCCCGCAGGCCCGCACACAGCAAGAGCAAGGTTGGCACTCGGTCATGCTCCACCTCTTCCAGCGCTCTGAATGTCACCGGCTCGCTCTGCATCACAGCCAGCACCAGCGCAAAGCCGGGTTTTCTCCCCGGCCATGTAAAACCCCCGGCAAGGTGGTGATACTCCTCCCCGGTCTCCAGGTTACGATAGCAAGCGGTTTCTCGATACGGGTCCGTGCCGAAGTCGATGAGCCATTGTTGCCTCATTTCCTCGGTCATGTGAGGCGTATTCACAATGTATTCAATGATGCTCATTTCGGCCCCTAACTGAAATTGCAGTTTGCGAAGAATCCTTTCGCCCCGTACTGCCTAGCCATAGCCTCATAATTGAAAGCATGTCGAAAATGGTCCGGCCCCAGCTTCACATAAACATATCGTTTCGAGCCGGTTTCCTCGTCCTCTTCGAGCTTCTTAGCTGTGTTTGCGCAATGCTGCGCGAATTCCCGGAGCATATCGGACTCTCTGGGCAGCGATATTCGTGCAGCCTGTATCTCGACGTGCGAGGCATCCAGGCTCTCAGTCCGGTTACTATGTACCGTCAGGTCCCCGTCATTCCATTTGTACCCGCTATGCTGGTGCTCGCTGTAATACGAGAGAAAAACCTTCCCCTTGTGCCTCTCTGCGAAGGCCCTGGCGTTTCTGGTCTCAGGAAGCGCGTCCACCACGCAACGGCTCACATTGAAAACCTCCATAAGCCGGTCAAGTTCTTCCCAACCCTGATACTCCCCGATATGGACGATTTTCCCGGCCCTCTGCCATTCGCGCCGGCCAATCACCACGTGCAAAAGTTTCCCCTGATCGACTCCCATGCTGCACGGCCCCGGATCGCTCGAAGCTATTCCCTCGTCCCCACACAGCGACAGGACCTCTTGCACTGTCAGCCGATTCGTAGCCTCGACATAGGCCATGCCCAACTTCAGGTTGTAAAACTCGGTCAGGTTATTTGTCGTCCTGAAGTGGTGCAGAATGTCCCCAGGTTCAACGTAGTGGCTGAATAGCTGTGAATACCGATACCCGCGCCTCTCGATCACGCCCGGATGCTTTGCAACCCATTCGCCAATCGAAGGATTAAGCTCGCCCTGGCACTTCCGGCAGGCCCGGATTACTCGCCCCCCGACCTCGAGCAGACAATCCGGAAAAGTATCTTCCAAACAAGTGTACTCCCCACACCCCCCGCACTTCACATGCCAGAAGCGCTGATCGGTTTCCTGGAATGCCTTATCAATCCCATAATCAGGCAAGGTGGGATTGCTGAGTTTCAACACTTCATTGTATTCGCTGTGGCTCATGCGTTCCATGGCCATGTCAACGGCCACCGGGCTTGCTTCGTCCATTTCATCAAAGATGATAAAGTCCACAGGGACTGATTTGAGGCCCACGCGCGACTTCATGCCCCGCAAATACAGAAAACACTTCCATATCTGCTTGACGTTGGCCGAGTCCGTATCCTGTAACCATTTCCCGATACTGCCAGGATTGTCCTCGATGAGCGGGTCGATCCGGCCCTTCGAAAACTCGGTTACGTCCGTCCTGCTCGGAAACAAATACAGTATCCCTCGAAAGTTGCGATACCTCGCCGCATACATCGCCTTCAGCATTGCCTTAGTCGTGAGCCCCATCTGCGCCGCTTTGATTTCCACCATGTTCGGATGATCGTCGGCATACGGCCCTACAAGATACTCGTGCCGCTCGAAGCTGAACGGCCGCCCGTCGAGGATGACAGGCGTCGATACAGCCCAGTCGCCTAAAGAGATCGGCTCAGTGGGTACCAGGTCCGAGTAGCGCAGCGTGGCTATGTCGCCAATTCGAGACCAATGATCCTGAGCACTAATCCGGTTGTGCAGTTTGCCCATTTTCCTTCATCATCCTTATGCCGCCCGGAATTGATATTGTCGATTGCATCATATTCTTCTGCGTGAGCCGATTCAGAAACCGTGCCCGTAGTCCTGGCTCCAGTTCGTCCAGAAAATCCAGTAACTCCTGCTGGAAAATACCCGCCTGCACGATATTGTAATCCGAGATTTGGATTTCCAGGAGAAGCGCGAGTTGCTTCCGCAGTTCCGCAACATGCCGTAGCCTTGCGTCCTGTGTGGCTTGACGGTCCGCCCCGAACTTCCCTTCACTCTCCTGCTCGATATGGTCCAACTCCCGATTGATAAGACTGTTGATGTGAGCCAACTGGTCCATGGCCTTCAGGCTCCTGTCTACTATGGCGGGAGCAGACCGCATCACTATATCCCTCGAAATGGCTATATTGAGCTTTTTCAGCCGCTTAGATACCGCAGGAGACTGGACCCCGAAGAATGCGGCAATCTCGGATTGCGACTTTCCAAGTTTAACCAGCCGGAATAATTCGTCATTATCTATCTTAGACTTGTGCATCAGGAAACACCTCGGAATTTTCTTGGAAAGGTTTCCATTGAAGTTTCCATTGAGCGGGTTAAACGCAGATAGCGCCGCTCCATCTCATAGCTGAACTTCGAAAGCAGGCTGTATGTGAGCCTTTCGCCCGCCAAACGGTTGCCAGTAAAGCAGAAAGCCACGTTGTATCTGATCTGAAAGGCGCAAATACTCTCAATCAGAGCGTTGCTGGTGAGCTTTGAACGGTATCTTCCCGCCATCGCATTGGGGAAACTGTCCTCGATTATAACTGCCGCTCTTTCGAAAAATTTCATGCTCTGCATCTCACGTTCAAACCTCCGGCGGTCCTGAGTGAAGCAATTACACAGTTCATCCAGGGACCCCTTCCGCTCAATCCCGATCTGATCTTCCCATCCAAGCAGAGAATAGTCGGAAGTTTCCAAGGTTGCCCGGATCACCTCAACATCAGGGCAAGCGCTGAAGGTGTACGGGCTTTGCTCCCTGGTATCGACCACGATTCTAAGCGGCATGGTTGCCATAACTACCTTAAAGTCCCTCTCATGCACCCTGGTTGCACCCTTTGGTTACAGCCTGTATTTTTTACATGTTATTTCCAAATGTTGTGACATTCGACCTTCGGACTGTCTATCCGTCTTGAACTCCCTCAGTACCTCATCGGCAATTCGGTCAATATCGTCCCGCCACTTATGAGCCATCCACTTGTCAAATTCGGACCTCTTCACCAACAGCTTTGTTACCTGGCCTTTGTCGTTTCTCACTGAATAGTGAGGAAGGCCATTCTCGCGGATGTGATACCGCAACGACGACAGACCCAAAGAGGAATAGACGGACAGGCCCTTCAGATCGAAGAACTTGTCTTCAAGTGCTATTCCTGTTTTAATGAGTCCATCCGGTAGTTGCATCGCCTGTTCTTTAGACCTTCCCTGATGTCAATAATGGTTCCATCAGAGTGACTCTATCCCTTGTCCTTGAGCACAGTGCTCGGCACTCCCGCCCCCGCTCCATTGGATCTTTGCCTTTGGACCCCGCCTTCGGACAGAACCGACCCAGGGTGGGGGGATTGACCTATCAAATATCTACCTTTCTCTCTTTCTGTCGCTCTCAAATATGGCCCCGCAAAACCGTGAATCCCGTGAAGAGTGTGAAGGCATTTTCCATAAACCCTTTCCGTTACTTCCAGAGTCCGAAGTCTCCTGCGCCTGCCTGGCATCATTGAGCGTATTGAATCCGAGTCCACAAAAGAATGCTTTTCAAAAAAGCCACCCCCCATTGACACCCACCCCACCCTAAAATGAGATCGACCCCCTCCCACAGTGAAATATCCCCTTTGTTCTCTTCAACGAATGTGTCCCGCACCTTTTTATTTCCTAGACACTTTCCTAGACAGCCGAAAATAGGGGTTAAGTCATTGATTTCACCGGATATAGACAAATTCTCATATA